TCAAGAAGAAAGAATCAGTGAAATAAACAGTGTAGAAATCAATGATGCTAATAGAACTCGAATGATTGTCTATAGCGTGACACTTATAGATGGTATGGTTTTAAATGAGGGGGTGATTGTCGGTGGCGCTGGATAAGACTGGTTTTAAAAGAAAAACATACAGCGAATTAGTTGATAATATGTCAGCTAAGGCAAAAGAAAAGTTTGGTGCGGATGCTAATACTACAGAACGATCCGTATTGGGTATTATCATTCGCATTATGGCATGGTTCTTTTCACTACTTTGGCAAGACACTGAGGATGTGTACCACAGCGCATATCGAAAGACTGCTGAAGGCAATCAATTAGATATGTTGCTTCCGTACGCGGGAATTAGCCGTAATTTAGCTGACTTTGCCTACGGACAAATTGAAATAATCGGTACACCCAACCACTTCGTTGAAAGTGGTTTTTTAGTGTCCACAAATAACGATATTTTCTTCGAAACAATCTACGATTTAACATTGGATTCAGAAGGGAAAGGAATTGTTGGAATTGTAGCGTTAGACGTTGGCGCTTTTGGTAATGTAGGGGCAAATACAATTACTCAAATAGTAAATCCTGACACAGATATTATCAGTGTAAGCAATCCATCGAAAACTAACGGTGGGCGGGAAAAAGAAACTGATGCCGAAGCAAGAGAACGGGCAGACATTACTGTTGAGGGTATAGGTTCAGCAACAACGTCGGCAATACGTGCCAATCTATTAAATATCTCGAGTGTGCGTGCAGCAAAAGTAATCGAAAATTATAAAGATATAGTTGATCAGTACGGGACGCCAGCACATTCCATCCAAGCTTTTGTATTAGGTGGGGGCGATGAAGAAATCGCTCAGGCAATACACCAAAAGAAAGCTGGAGGTATTCATCCTTATGGAACAACTTATGTAGATGTTCTTGATTTAAGTGGGGAAGTACAACAAATAGGATTTACAAGAGCAGTTGAAGTAAATGTATACATTAAAGTAAACGTGACAACGAATACTTCATTTAGCTCAAATGGTATTAATCAAATAAAATCAGCTCTCGTCAAATATATCGGAGGTACAGACCTAAGTAACAACTCTTATGCAGGTTTAAATATGGGTGATGATGTCATAGTATCTCGTTTAATCGCTAGAACCTATAGTGTAGACGGTATTGAGGACGTTGCCATTGAGGTATCTACAGACGGTTTAGCTTACAACGATTCAAATGTATCGGTCGGCTTACAGGAAGTTGCTCAAACACATTTTAATAACATTGAGGTGGCAGTGAATGTTTAGTACAAAATCAATTGTTAAACGATTTGCTGATTACTTTGATAAAACGCCAGATTCGAATATCTCTAAACTAATGAGTATCTTTGCTACAGAAGCACAAGAAGTACAAGCCACAAATGACCGTATTAGGCAGTGGAGAAATATAGACGATGCCGAAGGTGCTGGACTTGATTTAATAGGTCAAAACGTTAATCAACCTCGCGGTGTGGCGAATGATGAAGTGTATCGAATATTACTGAAATCAAAAATAGCCCGAAATCTAAGTGATGGAACAATTGATACGATTATACAGGTTCTAGCAATTGCACTATCAGTTGATCCTAAAATGATAAAAATTAAAGAGAAGTGGAATGACCCTGTTGAACCTGAACCAGCAGCAATAAAAGTTATTGAGCTGCCTTTAACGAAATTAAATGAGGCAGGATTAGATCCTACGAACTTTGTAAGAATCGTTCAACGTACCGTAGCTGCAGGCGTTAAGGTTGGCGTTATTGAGCTTACAGGAACATTCGAATTTGGTGATATTACAAATCCTATTGATCCAGATAAAGGCTTTGGAAGCTTAGATGATGATTCAATAGGCGGTTACTTTGGAGCTGTATATGTACCATCTCAAGATAATGAACTTCCGATTTAAAGGAGAGTGATGA